GGATATCCTGCTTGTCGTCCTAGTAAACGTGTATCAAGTAAGACACCTAAGACAACAAAAGAAATGTCACCAGCCGAAAAAGCAAGATTTAAGCGTGAAAAAACTAGCAGTGCTAAAATAAAGTATCAACATAAACGTAGAAAAACTACCAAAAGGAGTAAAAAATGACTGAAATCACACCAGAAATGCTTGACATTATCGAAAAAGTCAAAGGCAAGCGTAATCCTGCTTTATGGGATGTCAGATGTGAACAATATCAAGCAAAAATGTCAAAAGGTACTGTAAAAAAGTCAACAACAAGTTAAACTAATCTTAAATACTCTTTTTTCTTAGGACAATGGCATTTTTTCGTGGCGAAGAAGGTTCTGTTAAGTTTAAAAACGGATCTGGAACAACAGAAGCAATAGTTTCTACAACTGGCTGGACATTAGATACAACAAAGGACACATTAGATGTAACTGCCCATGGAGCGACATCAAGAAGTTTTGTTGGTGGTTTAATTTCTGCCTCTGGTACTGTTGATTTTTTATATACAGCAGCAAGTGGTAATGAGACTGCTAATTTATTAGCTGATGTTTTAACAGCAGAAGATCCAGCAGATGCACAGTTTGAATTATTTTTAGATACATCTGGAAGTAAAAAAGTAAGTTTTAGTGGGATTGTCACAGGAACAAGTCTATCTGCAACAACAGGTGATCTTGAAACTGTAAGTGTTAGCTTTATTTCTTCTGGTGCTATCACTAACGCTGCATAATGCCTTTGAAGTCCTACTCAAAAAAGCAACGTAAGCTTGCTGCGGTTGCTCCACCGAGGGATAAGATCACGGCTGCTGATCTTAAAAAGTTACGTTCTAAAAAGAAAAAGAGGAAAAAGAAATGAAGAAAACACAGGTAAAGAAAAAAGAGCTTACACAGAGGCAAAAGGATGCTTTAGCAAATCATAAGAAGAAGGGCACTCATACGAAAAAGCACATGAAAGTGATGGAAGAGGAAATGTTGAAGGGTAAGACATTTATGCAGGCTCATACTATAGCCATGAAGAAAAAAGGAAGATGAAAAAAACAAGAAAAAGAAAAACAGTAAATTTAAGAAAAGAACACAAGAGTAAAACTGGTGGTCTTACTGAAAAAGGTAGAAGAAAAATAAACAGAGAAACAGGCAGTAAGCTAAAAAGACCTGTAACTAAAACAACTGGTCTGACAAAGACTGAAAAGGCAAGAAAAAATTCATTTTGTGCAAGAATGGGTGGTGTAAAAGGTCCACTTGTTAAAAAAGGCAAAAAAACAAGGAAAGCCTTAGCATTAGAAAAATGGAACTGTCCTAAAAAATGACATATTCAATCCCAGGCCCAATACGAACATCCATAACTTCCTCTAGTTATATAGGTGGCAGCAATAGTCCATTTACTCGGACAAGAGCAGTATTGGATATGATGCAGGGTTGGGAAATTATGAAAGCTATAACAGAAGGTACAAAATATTTGCGTGATAATTCAGAAATATTTTTACCATTAGAACCAAGAGAAGATGCAGAAGCATATCAATCTCGTGTCGATAGAGCCGTATTTAGTCCTTTTACGCAAAGATTAATAAGAGCAGCAACAGGGTTAGTACTTCGTAAACCAATTACACTAACAGGCGATCCATACTGGACAGAGATGTTTAAAATGGACGTTGATGGCTGCAAATCAGATTTAGATGAATATGCAAGAAGAGTATTAATGTGTTCATTAACTTATGGTCAAAGTCATATTCTTGTTGATTATCCTGCACCTTCTGGTGCGGTTAGTCTTGCAGAAGAGCGTCAGCAAAATCGTAGGCCATATTGGATTGAGATA